TTAATGCCTGCGCCTCTAATTACAGCTTTATAGTCCTGACCTTCGAATGCATTTTCTCCTTCTCTACCAAAGGATGTGTAAGCACCTGCGATAAAATCTTCGACAGTTTTTAAATTACCTGATACATCTGTAAATGAAAGTTCTGGTGACGTATCCCCTGTCATATAAGTAATTATAACGCCTGTCGGTGTTCTGCTTATTTTTTGTATACCATCATTTGCTCCTGCTAAATTTGTCTCCGCAGATACTATTTCGTTTTCGTCTCCATAGTACAAATCAGCAAGTAAATTAGCTAATGACTTTGCTCTTCCCTCCTTGGTTTTTTTATCGGTCCAATATTTTTGTTCAGCAATAGATGGTTTTGATTTCATTTGTTGCGCTCTAACAGTTTCCTCTTCACCAAGCATCATACGAGCCTGAGTCTTTAACGCTCTCTCTGCATTTGCTTCCTGCTCTTCAGTCAATTCGTATACAACTCTACCGTTCTCTGTCTTGGCAAAAAGAATATTCTGCTTTCTCTTTCCGTTCTCATCCAATAAATCGTCAGGGTTATATGTAGTGGTATATACCTCACCGTCCATAGTGGTTTTATTAAAATCCAAAAGTACAGAAGCACCATTGTAAGTACCACCCTGTAATTGGCTCTTTGCCCACTTGTCGCTTGCCTCTTCAAATAAACTAATAGACTTAAGGTCATCAACACTAACGCCTAACTCCTCAGCCTTCTTAGCTATCTGCTCATCCGTTAGACCATCTAGTCCGCCTGCCTTTCGTACAAACGTTGACACCTTTTCAATAGTACCTGATGTATATGCTGTACCCATAGATGTAACAGCCTGTCTAACATCAGGCGCTAATCTATCAGTCCAATTTTTAGCAGCACCTACAACGTCAAAGTTTGTTACTGTTGTTCTAATTCTGTTTCTTAAGTTTGATACAGACATTAAGTTTGCAGGATTTGAATCCGGTATAAGTGGTCCATCTGGATTGTTCGGGTCCTTAATCATCTTTGCAGCAGCTACGTTTCCTGTTGCTGAGTCAATCACAAGTCTTGCTCCGGTGAAGTTTGAGAATCCCTCAACGTTTTCCATCATCTCAAGAGTAACCTTAGATAGACGCTTTCCGTAAGGAATATCATCGCTATTCAAAGCCATCTTATTAGAGAACTCCTTCTGATACTCTTCGTATAAGCTAAAACCTATATCCGTTCCGTCAACTAAGTTTTGTCTCATAAGCGTATACTGAGAAGGCTTAAGCTGACCTGACTTTAACAGTGTCTCTTGCATCAGCATCTGTTGCTGAAGGTCATCAGCAAATGCTAATGCCACCTTGTTTACTTCACCGTTCTCACCCACAGGCACATTGGCTACTATCTTCTGATACTCTCTTGTAGCTTCATCTATAGCTGCCTTCTTATCTTCACGGACCCTAGCCTCCTCGTTCAACATATTGCTGAAGTTGCTTCCAACCTCTGCCCAGTTGATTTGATTCTCAGCCTCTCTTTCTACGTACTTATATGCTGTTGCCATTATTTACTTTATTAAAATTGCAATGGGTCTAAGTAACTAAATGGGTTAGTTACACCACCCACGCCTGATAAATTTGTACCTGGTAGTGCTGTTCCTCGTCTAGTATTTCCAAGACCAATACCACTTACTCCTATCTGCCCTGGATTGATACCAGTCATCGGGCTTGTATTTAAAACTGGATTAGTTAACCCACCTACTCCTGATAAAGAATTGTATAATGGAGATATAGCTTGCACTGGAGTGTTAACTTGTGGCGATGTTGCTGCTGCTGTACCTGCCGGATTAGGAAGCATAGTTCCTTGCATATACCCCTTATATATATCCGTGTATACAGGATTGTTTTGTAATCCTAGTAATGCGGGTTTACCTGCGCCTCGCTTGAATCTTCTGAACTGACCTCTATTCATCGCCTCAAAAGGAATATCTGAAATACTTCTCTCTGCTCCTGCATAGTTTACAGTCTTATCTCCGAAAGCACCTTGTCTAGCTGCTTCTCCAAACGCTGCTTGCTGTGCCGCTAAGTCTTGTTGGTATAGAGGAACCATACTTATTCCCTGACCTACTAAATTAGTAACACCTTGAATACCTTGAGCCTTAGCTGATTGCATCGCCTCTTGTGCCTGTGCTGCCTTTAACTGCTCACCTGCTACCTCTTCTAAGTCCAATCCTACACCCAAGTCTCTAAGCCTTGACTCTTCCTCAAGTATTGCCGCCTCAATGTTTGTCATCTCGTCAGCCATTGCACCTCTTATCTTTGCTTGTCCTGCCTGTTGTCCTGCGTAAATTCTTCCTGCTGTTGCTGCTGCTCCTCTTTCACTCTCAACTCCTGCCTGTGTAGCCATAGCACCCTGAACCAACATAGCTTCTCTTTCCAAGTCGTATGCTTCCTTCTTGATTGCCATTTGTTCGGCATAGTTAATCTCAAGCTTTCCTCGTGCCTCAGCCATTGCCTTGTCAGCGTCTCTCTCCGCTTGCTCCATTAGATTTCTCTGCTTTGCCGCCTGAGTAAAAGACACTCCAGTAGATACAGCCGTTGAAGCTAAACCTCCTACCGCTGCTATTGTTGTCATTGCTCCCATATTATAAAGCTTTTATCATTTCACTTGTATAAGAATCTCCTTGTGTATATCCTAATTTTTCATACGTCTCTTGTAAACTCTTATGTTTTATTAGAGCGTAACAAAACTTAGAACCGTTTTTCTTTGCCAAGTTTGTTAATGTTTCTATTAATAAACCAATAGCATTTCCTCTATGTGGTTTTTTTCTGTATTCTTTATTTGATATAATAAAATCAACCCAAGAAACCTTAGAGTTTGTTATGTATAAGTATCCTGCACAAACAGGCTCACCATCATCCAAAACAATTATACCACCCTTACCATTGTCAGGTAAAAAATCTTTTACAGGTGCTGTCCATCCCCAATCACTCCACCACTTCGTTAAGTGAGTTTCGTAGTCTTCCTCGGTCAGTGGTCTTATATCAAATATCATTTAACAACAAAGATAATAAATTTAAGGAAAAGATTTCATTACTTCGCTCTCTGCGGCAAATAATTCTACCTTCTCAGTATTGTTGTTTGTCAATGTGAATACACCATAGTGTCCAAGTATACCGTGAGACTCTGATACAGCGTTCTTTATATACAGCATATACTCAGTCTGAGTAGGTGCAGGCTGCGCCCCCGTTATGGTATTGTCTACAACTATGTTGTTTATTCCTGCAGGCAAGTTCTGATTGACCTCTGTTACCTGACCCAATAATAATGGATTAGGATTGCCAAAGTAAACCATATCACCAACACTAATTATATTACCTATGTACAGGGTAGTTGGAAAGTCTACAGTAGTTACACCACCCACGACACCTATAGCTGAACTTGTACCTAAACCATTCAGTGACCTAAGGGCATACTCATCTACGCCTGCAGGTACATCCCCTGAGTTTCTAACAAACGCAAAGAAAGCACCCTCCTTCTTTTCAAACCAAGTTGAATCAACGAACCCTGAGTCCTGCTGATCGCTAGTCAAAGTAGCTGACCAAGCGTCATCACCCTCTAAGTTGATGGTCTTAAATAGCTTATTCTCAAGCGGTTGAGCGTTAAACACAGACTGCAAAACTGAAGGGTAGTCATCACCATAGAAGTTATTTCTTACATCATTGGTATTATGCCTGTAAAGATTTCCTGACTTGAAGGTATAAAAGTAGTTGTTCATACCTATCATAAAATCTGGAACGTAAGAATAGAATGAAGGGAATCCCTTAACTCCCGAATCATATGTTAGTGTGTACTCTGTATTTTTATCTACTTGGCTCATATATTATTTTTATTTATGGATTTCTCAAATCCCATATCAAGTATAGGTAGTCACCATCGTTACCCGGAGGCATAGTGAATGTTGCCTTGATATAGTCTGGTTGACCCGATAAGTTTGGTGTTATTCCAGTCGATGCTGCAATCAAATCACTAACCGAACTTGCGGTATTCGGGTAGTTTGTTGCTGTTCTCAAGTATCTAAATGAATTGTTTGCATTGTCAAAATTAGCAGTATCTGACTGAAACTTGTTAAATGCCAACACTACATTAGAACCATCTGGAGGAACAGAGCCTTGACCCTGAATTCCAGTTAGGGAATTGTATCTAGTAACTACAGGGTCTGTTGTTCCTGTAGCAAACTGAACAGGGCTTGATGTAAGCGGTGAAATAAAAGTGCCATCCTGATATCTGTACTCGCTATGGAATGTAAGAGTTGCGTCATCTGCACTTGTGGCAATAACTTCAATTACAGTTATCTCCTTAGCATCAGGACACTCAACCTCCAATGTAATTTCAACTATATCAGTTGGTGTTATTGTAACGTTTATCTCAGTGGCGTTTATAACATTTTTATTTATTGTCTGCGAACCACTTGCAGTTTGATTGGTAATGCTTGTAGTTACACCGTTGTAAGTGATGTCCACATCAAACGTACCTGTTATCTTAGCTACAGTCCAAGTTATGTCAACGTCACCAACTCCACTACCCATCTCGAAGCACTCATCAAATATCTCAGTAGAGGTAATTTCAAGTTGCCTAGATATGCCACAGTTTATACAAGCCTTTGGCATTGGTACTAAGTCTTGGTTTGATGATAGTACATACTCGTTCATATAAGGATCGAACCCACCTAGCTTCTGTGTTTCAAATTGTACTAAGAACAAGTCTCTAAACCAAGTACGCATACCCAAAGTGGATATAACTTCTAGTCTATCTGAACTGTAGGATGCCCCACTTAACTTTAATACCACACCTCTCTTTGCGTCTGTAAAGTATCTATCGTCACCATAAGACGAAAAGCTTTCAGGGTTATGGCTTATACCAAACTCTTCAACTCTTGCTATCTGATTGCCTAAAACTTCAGGCACTGACAGTAATAGGTTACCTGCACCTGCATCTGATAGTATATTCGCACCTGTGAGTACGTATGATATCTTATCTTCTTGTAGTGTAAGTACATCCTTCTCTCTTCCGTGTAGTATCTGTATAGGACCAAAGGACTCCTCTAAGGGCTTAAAATTCAATAGACCTCCATTGAACTCATTTAGTTTGTTTACGTTCGACTCATCGCTGTATACACCACTATAGGTAATGTCAGCGAATCTTCTAACTTCTCTGTAGTCTTGAGCCTGTGTAGACGTAACTCTATTCCCAAGGTTAAAGTCCTTGCCTAATATACTATCTCTAATCTTATAGCTTTCAACACCGTTACCAAAGGAGTAACAGTTAAAGAACCCTGTATCACAAATCGCAGGCTGTCCCGTTGATAGTATCTGATTCTGTATATCTCCTAGATGTGTACCTGAAGGTATTGACGTAGAAGTAAGAGTTACATTCGCAGGGTTCGTTGGTGGTGTAGCTGCACTTCTTACTACACTACTACAAACAGCAACAAATGTTACTGGAGGACCACTCGGAGCAGGGTTACTAGGAACTGTTATCTGCTGTGGTAAACCATTTATATCTGTGTAGTCATAGACCAAGTCGTTAGGGTCTTGGTTTAGTACTGATACATCACATATATCGTCAGAGGTAACTAACCCAAATGTCTTAGAACTTTCATACCAAATGTCTGGTGCTGCATCAAGAGGTTCACTCTCGAACACTATTGTATTATCTGCTCTAATTATAGGCATAGAATATTGTATGGCAGACTGTTTATTATTGCTTGATCCACAAGCAGATGTACCTGTAATTAAAAGCTGTAATTGATTTGTTAAAGAGTCTCTATAAAAACCAACATATATAGTGATGTTATCTTCAGGTATAGTGGAAGGTGTAGTGTTTCCAACATAACTAAAGTTAAAATCAGCACCGCCTCCACCAATGTCATTGTTTCCAGTAGATATCTTACTTATTACATTGTCTCCTTCAAACCAAGTTTGAAGATTGGTATAGTCTGCAGACGATGTTAGTTGTTTGTCAAATGTATATATTCTTTTATTGCAAGAATTATTATTACCTTTTCTTTCAATTAATAAATTAATAAATATTTTTGACCCTGATGGAACAGTATAATCTGTATAATTAGAACTTGGTATTGAAGGGTCTGGACTTATATTTGCAGGGTATTCAATTAGCGGACTATTTCCTGCAGTTCCAGTAATGTCCGTGTATTGTGGTCCCGGTATAAATGAATTTTCAGGTTGGTCAACAGAAAAAGAAGTTGCTTTCATTTTCATATATACCCCCGATGGTACAGAGAAATTTACACTAGGATCACTAGGAAGAGGAACCTCTATAAAGTCGGAACTCTTAGATGCCTTCTCTAATACAGTAGCGTAGTCACAACTTGAAGTAGGACCTTTTGAATCTCTTTTAACTATAAGTCTTTGACCGTTAGTTATTTTCTGTGAGTTTTCTCCTTCCAATAAAAAGTAAGTATTCTGGTCTGAAGGGTCAGTAAAGAATATATTACTATATATTGTTTCGTAAGACTCTCTGTCAGGCTTTATTGCATACTTATAGTTCTTTGCCCACTTAGGAGCAACCTGAGTAGTTGGTATATTTACAAGTATACTATTAGCTGTATCCGATGCAGCACAAGAAAAGTGTACAGTATTGTACTGACTAACCAAGGCTGTGGTAGCCCTGTTAAACTCATCCATATATATAATTCCTATCTCATAGCCTCTATTGCTATGAAGGCTTTTACCTGAACCTATCTTACTGTAATCAGCAGCACCACTTGCAATATCAAAGTATTCTGTAACAATTACAGTAGGAGTATTTACATCGTCTGCGTATTGAACCGCAGGGAATCTAAATGTAACCTCATCTGAACCAACTGTAGACTCTAGTATAATCGCTTGCTGTATTGCAGTTATACCACTCTGATAAATAAAGTATGTATTGTCTAAGTCATTTTTGAATAACTGATTAAATAAATCTGTCATTGTAGTTCCTTGGTCTCTAGTAGCTATAGGCTCAATGTTACCACCAGGTAATGAAGTACCTACCTGAGCAGTGGTGATTGCACTCTGCGCCCAGTCATAAACACTAGCGTAATCTTCAACAAGGTTGAATGTATACTGAAGAGTAAATTCATCATTGGTTTCAGTTGGAGTAGCAGACCCTGAGAAACTATTGTGGTCAAAAGTTATTTCAATTGTTATTGATGAACCCTCAACCAAATTAAATCCTGAGAAGTCATACTGTGCTGCTGAACCTGCTATAGTTTGCGCACCACCTATAAGATAGTCCGTAGACACATTTGTTGAATTCACAGAGTCTACCTCAAATGACTCCTCTAATCCACTAGCAACAAAATCAAACCTAACAGGGCTATTGTTCTTGTCGATCAAGTCATACCCCTCTACATAGTTTCCGTACATAAGCCTGTTGCCTATTGTAGTCTGAGCCTTTGATAGTAATGGAACGTTGTCATAAAGCCTAAGTATCTCAGCCTCAGGTAATATGGTAAATATTTTACTGTTTGTAAATGTATATGTTACGTCTTGATAGTCTGCGTATCCCTGCTTAGTCTTGTTAAGCTTCTCAATTATTTTTATTACAGGGCTGTTAGCCTCTTTAAATAATAAGTCAATACCAACAACCAATGGTCCACCCGTGTTGAATGTAACCAACGCTGTATCATATATATTTTCAACACCTTCGTTCAAATAACTTTCAGGTGAATATAAAAAAGCATCAGGCGTAAATGCAGGGTCAGTAAACTGTGATGTAGCTGAGTACTGCTCGTCCTCGTATCGGTATCTATAACCGAAGCAAATAAACCTCTCGTCTAAGAACGTCTCCTCGGTGCTTGTCTTTTGCATCTCAAGTCCCGGTGCAGCCAATGGTGGTTGCTTAATTACAAGGATGTCCTTATAATCAAATCCATCAATACCACTTACGTTAGGGTTAGGGTAATTCTTTTTTACGTTAATTCTTCTTGGTGGGTTGTAGTCATCTGTAAAGAACAACAAGTCCTCAACCTTGTTTACGCCTGTAAATAAATACTGCTCGTTGAAGTTTAGTGTGGTGTTCACACCACCTCCATCATCCTTACTAATAACGTGATACGTTACTGTACTGCTGTTGGTATTAAAAGAAACTATAAGGTCTAACTTCCCAGTGTTACTGTCAATAAAGTTTGGGTCGTGAATCATCCAATAGATGGTCTCTAATGCCCCATCTTCAAATGCACCTATACACTTTGCGTCAGGAGATATCTTTGTGCCGTCTACCCCTATAGCAGTGAGAACCTCATTCCCCTTTGAGTTTTCAATAACACCTATATCTGCTCCCTCGGTAGAACCCATACGAACATTCAATGCGTCAACGTACTGACCATCAGGGATCAGTCGTTCATCGACCATCTTGTTCATCTTACCTTGGGTAAAATTCCTTGTTAAATTTGCCATACTACTTCAACCACTTATCTCTACCCCTTAAGTTCTGTAATAATCTTCCGGGATGTATGTTACTAATTCTGATTTTTGCATTTCTAAGAAGTGCTGCCTTGCGCTTTCTTGCTCTTGCTATGATATACTCCTGTACACCAAGCTTTGAGTTTAGTATTGCAAACTCGATGTATGCGTAAACAAACTCTTCAAACATTTTGTTTACAGTAACTAAGCTATCATCTCCATTCTCCATTCCGTCTGATACGTACTCAAGAACACATAACTCACCTGCCATACCTGAACTGAAGTTTATAACTCCTCCCTTTGGATTAATCTTAAATGTAGGGTTAGCATTCGCTGTCTCCGTATTTAAACCATATCTCGCTCCTATACCATACTCAAAGTACCAAGCACCATCAACACACCACCCTGCTCTACCGTAGTACTCAGAGTTTTGGTTTAGGTATATGGTTTGCTTCTGTCCCTTTATTCTTTCGAAATCAAGCTGTGAGAACTCAGGCTTAAGTGCATTACCATCCTCATCAAATAGTATTCTACAATCATTATCCTGTAGGTATGCCGAAGACCAATTCGTCTGTATGTTCTCAGTAAGTGGCATAAGTAAGCCATCTCTATATATAGATATCCTTACCCAATTCACGTAGTCAGAAGGTAGAACGTATCTCAGCGTGTCACACACACTAAGTTCCAATATCTTTATTTCCTTGAATGCATCGTAGTTCAACTCCTGAATTGCTCTCTTTGCGTGGAATAAAACTTTATATCTCTCCTCGTTGTTTACAAGACTGTGGTTTCCTGTATACATAAGCATATAGTTGTTCACTATATCCTCAAGAGAAACATACTGGTATGAACCCCAATTCTTATCTTCAGGCTGTAAGCCTCCGTTTTCGTAGTATTGATATTGTGTTATATAACTCATAATTATTTCTCTTCTTGTGTATTAACTTGATCCTGTGCCTGTCCGAACTGAACCGCTGCAACCTCTCTTATTGACATACCTGCGTACTGAAGTATCTTTGATATCAAGTTTACTTCGTCATCGTTAGGTAACTCAAAATCCTGATAGTCAGGTTGAGATGGATCGAATACAGGCTCTCCATTGGTAAGCGTTACAAAAGTCCACTTAGGAACAAATGGGAATCTAATATACTGAGATATTAATTGACCAATACCAATGACTGTATTTGGATGTGCCTGTGCCACCAACGCCTCCATTGTGTATGCAGGGTATGTGAGGTTAGGCTTTGTGAGTATAGAGTTGTTTAGCATAGTTATCTTACTATTAGAAACCTTCTCTGCCTCCTTAATGTTATCTCCTTTGTATACGTAGTAGTCTAACGGCTGAACTGTAATGGTGTTGGTATTAACAACCAACTCAGTTGCAGTTACACTAAGAACAGTAAAGTTCTTTGTTATACCACCTATAACAATACCGACCACATCACCAACTTTTACACCAAGTGCAACAAAGTCCTTAGTGGAATCAACTATAGTATTCGTACCACTTAAGCCATCTGTAGTTCCGTTTGTTATTGTTTCGTTGTGAATTAGTATCTTGTTTATTAAGTAGTAATCATTTGCTGTAGTAGTCAATGAAGGTAAAAAATACTCATTACCTGCTGAATTTAACAACGGAAGTGTCAAAGAGAAAGTATCAATAACCTCCTCTAATCCCTTTGTAATATCAGCATACCCAGTACCTGAACTACGTCCATTCTCTTTATTGATCTGATAATTGTAAGAATAAAAATAATCTTCAAACAAATCTAACTGAGCCTGCTTGGCGAATAAGTTAAAATCTGACGGGGATATATACCCGTAATTATTCTTATTCAGAATTGACATCACTGTTTGCCTAACTGAATTTATCATCTGTAATCCTTTTCTACAAAGATAATGAAAAAAAAAGACCCCTTCATTTCTGAAGAGGTCCCCTAATTAAACTATATGTTACTTAATCTAGCAATGTTTCTAAATGTTTCAAAGCATCAAGACCGTCATCACTCTTAAGGTAAGAAGCGACTAAGTCAATTGCCTCAGCACCAAACGGTACATTCAACATCTTTGTCTTATTACTTGGTGTGTTATACCAAACTTCCTTTCCACTTTTTCTTAGCTTTAGTATTTCTTGGTCAAATAATCTTTGAACAATTCCTAAGTGCTTTAACTCAGGGTCATTTACAACTTCTAAGAAGTCAGAAGGATTGTTACGAGCAAATACTAAAACATCTCTCTTCAACTCTGCAGTTGAGACTCTTGATGTATCAGTACCAAACAAAACTCTACATACGTTCTCTAACTGCTCTAGCGAAAGACTCTTAGCCTCAACCATTGCATCTGCCTCTATCATTAAGTCTTGAACCTGTTCCTCAGCATCTTTTGCCTGGTCTACTTCAACAAACTTACTACCATTCAATGGATGGTAGCTAAGGAACTCTTGAAGGATAGGGTTCTCCTTTGGTACGTGTAGGAATCCATCTTCAAAAACAACAGGCTCTAATATAGCGTTGTTGTCTTGTTCATCTACAAAGCAAGACTTTTGGTTTCTCGCATAGCGAAGTTCTCTATTGACTCCTGTCTTGTCATCAAAGTGTAGTAAGGAAAATCTTTTTGAATGTCTTACGGGTAGCATAAAAGAAAGTGGTGCTACTCCTGCTGTTAGTTTATAACTTCTAGCTATAAACTTGTTTTGTGTTTTACTTTTCATTGTATTAAAATTTAATTAGAATTTAAAAAAAAGGAGGAGTGCATTGCACACTCCTCCATTATTAGTCATCCTATGCTTGGAATAGGAAGAAGTTGTTTGCACCTAAAGTACATACTGCTCTTTCAGATAGGAAGTGAACCTCCATAGCATCTAAGCTTGAAGTCTCTGCTCCACCTGCTGAACCTGTAATCCAAGACTTGTATCGTCTGTCTTCAGTTTCAGAAGCACGGTAACGTACGTGCAAGAATGGTCTCTTAGCGTTTTTACCAAGAATTTGGTCATACACTGAAGTCGATCCTGCAGGAACTAAAAGTCCGCTTACCTTACCTGATGTTAAACCACCACGCATTGTTGGATCGTTCAAGTATTTCCAATCAGACTTGTAGAAGTCATATCCTCTACGGAATCCTGTGAATCCTAAGTTCAAAGCCATATCTTTCTCATTGTCAAAAAGACCGTAAGAAGTACCATCAGTACCATAAGAATTCTGAGCAGCTAACATATCGTCAATGTCGAAAGAGAAATCTCGGTCAACAAATACTACGTTCTCCTCAATTGCTCCTTGCTTATCAAGTCGTGAAATAACTGTGTCCCACTCAACTAAAGTAGTTGGGTTAGCACCTGCCCAAACGTTTCCTCGGTTACCAACAGCGTAGAAGATACCTTCTGAACCTTTGTTACCAACGTCACCAGTAGCTGCTGCTGCACCTGAACCTGCTTCAGCAGGAACTGCTTCAATCATTGCTGTTTCCAAGTAGTCATCAAAACGAAGACGAGTCTCGTGTTCAGACTTCAAATACCAAAGGTATCCGTTTGCTCCATTCTCAGTAGTTACTTCAACCCATCCGATTTGAGCCATATCAGAACCTGATACTGCATACTTATCTTTGATGATGATTGGAGAGTTCTCGAAGATGAAATCATCAGACTCCAAAGAGTTTTCCATTCCTGCTGTTCCTTTCTTGAATTCAGAACCGTAAACGAAAAGATCAAACAAATTTGCTGTAGTATGTGCTGCCGTACCACCTGCGTTGTAGAAAGCAACAGTTGCAGTAGGAGCAGTAGCGTCATAATCAACAGCAGTAATAATTGCTTTGTATGAAGCTGTTCCATTAGACTGAGAAAGCATAATAGTTTGCCCAACTCGCAAAGCGATGCTGTTGTTTGCAGTGAACGCAGGGTTACCCTGTGCTACTGGTATAGCAAACGTAGCAGTATCATCTCCAGAACCTGTTGTTGTTGTACATCCTGTGTATTTAGTATGTAAACGTCCTTGTTCTGCCCATTTGATAAGGTCAGAGTTAGATGGCATCTCTGCACCAACCATTCGCAAGAATGATGAGATTGTGCGGTTACCGTAACGCTCGAATTCTTTCTCGTAAGTATCAGGAAGATACTGGTTCAAGAAATCGAAGTTAGTAATGTAATTAGACTTCATTGGCACACGTTGTGCGCTAGGTTGTAAGTCAAAACCTGGTGTACTTTGTACTGACATTTTTTT